TTGCTGGACCGTTCACAGATTTGCGGTGCAGCATCAGCGCGTTTTCCCCGGCCTGGTCAATCGCTTGTATGATCAGGGCTTTATCTTCCTCGCTTTCTTGCTGCAATTCAGCAAGGCGCATGTTATTTACGTCCGAATCCCGGAGGCTGTCGGCCATGTCTTGCAGTTCAGCCACCGAGTGCTCCAGCAGTGCCGGGATGCTAAACGGTGGTGATGCGAAGTTTTCGGCTGGGCCGAGATCATCCGACCATACGGCCCGCCGATCATTTCTGATTACGTGTATCTCTTGCCGCCGCCGCCACCCCTGACCTGCGGTACCAGTGCGGTTTACCTCATCTAGTCTGAGGGCAGGTTCATCCTTACGGATGACGGAGGCAGCGACGACAAGTTCAGACACGTTAGTCGCTTACCGTGTACTCAACACTAATAAGTACATCAGCGATAGTACCGCCGGTGTCATTAGAAGTTTTGATTTCGAGCACAGCGTCAGCGGCATTTTCATACGAGCCGTCTGAATTGGCACCGGCTTGGGTGAGGTCAATGTTCCGTGCGGTCTTAGCCGCATACAGAGCACTGTCAATACCAACGGTACCAGTTACAGCAGTCGTATCGCTCTCGTCAGAGTCATTAGTGACTTTGCCGATTACCGTTGAGCCGGTAAGAAGTTCCACCTTCAGAACGTTAGAAGCGTGAGCAGCAATCGCTGCCTCAGAAACAACATTCATTCTGTGGATGCGACACTTTTGGCTGTTCGTAAACCAAGCAGACTCTGTAGCACCATTGCCGACTGAGTCTACGGCATACGTTGCCGTGTGCATTTCTGGAATAAAAGGCATTTATTTATCTCCTATGACTACTCTTACGACGTTGGCGCTGTCGCGTCAGAGTAGACTTCGTAGCCAAACTCGTCACGGCGCTCGCCGAAGATAAACTCGTCATAGAGGAATACTTCGTCGGCACCGCCACCGATGTCTGGACGACGACGAGTCTCAGCCTTGGGCGAATGACCCTCGACAAGCACGATAGCCTTCTGATGGAAAACTCCACCCTTGGCGTCATCGGAACCGTCGATAGATATATTGCCGTCGGTAAAGACATTGGCGTCGAACAGTTGGCCTGCGAACCCATTACGAACGAAGTCCGCCGTCATACCTTCCGGTATGGGGGATGAACCCTGAGCGGCAGTTGTCGTAATACCCGTAGTCAACGCATCCTGCAAGTCTTTCAACTGGAATGGATGAAGAACTACTGAAACGTTGCCCGGAGGGGCAGGTTCTGTGGTGTTACCAAAGATGCGCGATACGGCAGCAGCAATGACACCCACGGCGAGCGTGGTTCCAGCACCACTCAAAGAGGTGCTAAAGCTGTCGAGCTGCGTAAGCCCATCGCCATCCTTTTTACGCTGAAGTGCGTTCTGGCCCAGCTCACCAACTTTGGCGAGCACATTGCTAGAAATGCGCCTTCGTACGCGGTCAGTCAAGACAGTGTGAATACCTGCCACCGTAGGCGTGAGCGACAACAGTGTGTCGGACATCTGCTGTGGGTTATTCAATACTGCCGTTTCGCCAACGCCCGTAGCCGTCAGCTTCTCTAATCTCACTTCATTCCAGACAGTACCCGTGTTTTCTTCAAGGGTAACTTTGTCTACAACCTGATCGCTTGTCATTGTGCCCTCATACTCGCGAACGATGCGAGCCGAGGCAATAACGGTTGGTAGGCTGTCAGCAAGTGAGGTAGTTGTGGAATTACCAGTGGTAGCCACTTACTAATCCTTTTCTATTAGGCTCTTATACCTAAATGCTGCATTACGCGCTGCTTTTCAGCAGCGGAAATATCCTTGCCCTCGCCGTAAGTACGGACGAGGTCATCAATAGTTGGTGTGGAGCCAGCTCGCGGAGGCGAACCGCCATTGGCGGCACGCTTGCTCTCGGCGGCCTTGCTCACGTTTTCAGTCTCGGCAACTTGCTCCTTTACCCAGTCAGAAACCTGATTAACAGCACGGAGTGGGGAGCCGGTTTGGAGTCCAGCAGACCACACCGTTGCCGGTATGTTGGCTGGATCGTATCCCAGTTCCTGAGCAAGACGAACAACCTCTGATGTGGCTTCATTCCACATAGCAGTGGCCGGATTTGCGTCTGGCTCTTGCGCTGGTTGGGCTTCAGCAGTCGGCGTCTCAAGTGCCCGTAGTCGGTTTTCCAACTGTTGTTCTCGCATAGAGATTTTCAAGTTGTCATCTACGAATTCGGAACCAAGTATGAGTTCCTGCAGACTGCCTATATTTTCCTCAAGTTGCTCAACGCGAGCACGGTAAGCAGCGCTGGCGTCCTCCGTAGAAAGCCTATCCACCTTAGACTGGATGCCCTGCACGCGCCCAAGTTGACTTTGGACATCGTGCCTAATTGCATCAAGATCACCGGCTTTGTTTTCTACATCACTCAAACGGGCCATGAGATCATCAAGGCTCGCTTCGGCGCTCGCAGCATCTTCCTCAGCGACTTCGACCGTTTCGTCAACCCCTAGGGATTCCTCAACAGCCTCGGTGGCAACATCTCCTTCGAGGGCCATTTCTTGCTCAGTCAATCTATCCTCCAAACTGGCATTTCTGCGAGTTTTGATAGCTTTATGTTATGTACACTAACGCTGTAGTTATGACTAGTCAACATAACTATCGCGGCTTGGCCGTGACATAACCATTTTCTCTAAGTGCTTGATCTAATCTAGGGTCTTTTCTCCGCATTTGCATACGGTATTTACCACGCAGTGAGCGGACTTTGCTCAATAAGCTGTCTAAGCGACTCGCCTTACGCATATCGTCCTCCTCTATGGCAATACGGACTGCACGCTCAAGCTCATTGAAGTTTCTTATGTCGTGCCCACCGGACGAGCGACGAGCCGCATCGCGATACTTTAGGAACGCTCGATTGGATTGCTCCCAATAACTGTACCCACTGTGCTTTGTTTCACGAATGTAGTCTGAATTATCTTCAAACCACTGCAGGTCTGCATGAACTTTGAACTCCCGCCGCTCGTCAATGAATTCACGAGCCTCCTCGGGATCGCCAAATTCACCTTCGTCGATACGTGCATGGAGTGTAGCTAATTCTTCCTCGTACACATCCCAGTCAATTCTCCCCAGATCGTCCGTACTAAGCTCGTAAAGTCGGTACCACTCACTGAGCGCTGCTCCGGCTGTCCCTTTTTCTTGATAGAACTCGACGCCCATTTCGATGCGACGCTGATCAAGCACGGCGTAATGTGCAGATCGCGCCCGCCTAATGGAGTTTCTGAAGTCCTCGGGTGCCCATCTCCCATCCATATCTTCAAAATATGCTGAGTGGATTCGCAACTCTTCCGCTCGTAATTTTTCGCGCTCCTCCTTCATCCAGTTAATAAAGTCGCCTTCGGGGGTATCAATTTGGGCTAATTTAGCCTCGCGTGACTTCGCTATATTAGGGTTCGCTTCAAGGATTTTATCCTGCTTGACATGGGTCAAATCCCTAAATAGCTTTCCCTCCTGATCATATGCAATCTGGTTAAGGCGGTCCGTCGGGCTTAGTGCTATCTCCTTCATTCCAGCCGAATTTAGGAAAAAGCCAGTGAGGATACTGTCTAGCTCCTCGTTGTCTTGTATGTCCTCAGTTGCGGCACTGATATTGAATGGCAGGACAGACGTAGCGAGGCCAGTCGGCGTAAGAAATTCCTTCCCCGTAAACGTTTCCCCTAACTTCAAATTGGCAGCCATCGTGACAGCGGGTGATCCCTTTTGCCGGGCGGTGGCTTGCAAGAAGTCCTGAAGGACTTTCCAATCTCCTTGGATGCCGTGCTCACCAAACTCATCGGCCATTTGCACAACCGCATCTCCCGCCGACGCTACTATTCTGGCGTTCGAGTCCCATGCACCAAACAGAGATATGTCGCGCTCGCCAAATGGTATCTCCCCGAGCGGACCGAGTGAGAGAGGGCCAGTCCGAACGCTGCCGAAGTTCGGGTTTAGCCGAATTTGCCCACGCCTCAGCGCGTCCTCATTGAATAACTGGAGCACCTCAGCCGGATCTCGGCCCTGATATATTGCAGCGGCGGTGCCGAAGAACAACGCGCCGGAGACAAATGTCCCTAAGTATTGTCGCGCTAGGTCGCCTTCAAGTCCGCCGTCAGCGACGGCGTTTAGTGTTGTCTCTATCATTGAGCGGTAGAAGCCGGGAGCAAATAACATCGTTTGCTCTATTGTCCCCGGTCGCGCCGTGGAAATCCCGGTAGCCCTGTCTATGGCGCGGCCTAATTCCCGTCGAGCACTCCTGTCAACTAAATTAACACCAGTTGCAACCTCGCGCCCGAGGGTATTTCTAGCACCGCTGCGAAATGCTCTTTCCTGCGTGTCAACGGCGGCATGATACATTTCGACGCGAAAGCGGTTGCCCATCTGCGCGAAGTTGCGGTCGAAGGGCGCTGTCATGCCTTTAATTTTTCGGCCGACCGCACCTAGCCGGTTCGCGCTAGCGCCTGTACCCATCTGCTCGGCCAAGCGCTTCGGGTCAAATGGGTCAATAAGCGTAACGTCGCCAGCGGCTGCTAGCGTTCTGGGGTCGGTGAGGAAATCGTCTACCCGTCTTGCGCCACGTTCGCCCGCTTCGCCGTACAGTAACGGTTTCCGAGACCCGCCGGTCATGTCTAGGGCGGCGCTACCAAACGCTTTGAAAAATATCTCGGGATTGTTGTATGCCATCATCCCAAGGGTCACAAACGCCGCGCTCATGTCAAAGCTAGCCTTGACAGGCTTAAGCGCCGCGTTCGTAATTTGTGCCCATTTCACAATCGAGTAAGGGTCACTCGGAGAGCGGAACACCTTGTTGAGCCGCTTACTCATTCCCGGTTCAAATACCGCTGCATCGGGGAGAAGCTTGCCTGCATCGCCAAGGCGTAGCCTTATCGCAGGATCAATCTTCTTCGTCTCTACGCCCTTGGCTACCTGCATCCCCGGTCGAGTAAGCATCCCGATAGCCCTTACAACTTCGGTATTCTTGACTTGGGTAGCAACTTGGTCAGCGTAATGATCTAGAGCGTCAAACGGATCGAGGTACTTGAACTTTGCGTCATCTTGTATTGACAGCCTGTAGCCTTCTTCAAATGTTGTGAACTCACGGGGCAAGAAATTGTCGCTCCCCACAAAGGCGTCTGGGTCTTTTTCCCATTCGCCTAACGCCTTGACGGTCCAGCGCGGAAAATAGAATTGCCCTTTTAGCAACCTTGTCTGTGCGTACTCGACTCCATGGTCGTCCAGCGTGCCTTGCAGCTTCTTTGCAAGCCCACGCATCTTTAGAACTTGATCCATTACCTCGTCATCTACAAAAGTGACATGCCTCCTGCCAAATCCGCGTTCCCCATCTTCGATGTCAACGTATAGATTCTGATAACTGGGCCGGTGGGGCACACCGTATGGTACTGGGCTAACCTCGGGCACTCGGGTTCTTATGGGTTCCGTTGCCCCCGTGGGATCAAGCTCTCTGCGCCCGGTGCCAATCGGCCTTGAGGGCACAACGTCTCCCGGCTCACGGTATGCCCCCTCGGGCAATACCTCTTGCTCTCTGATTCGAACGCGCTCTGGCTCGCCTCCGTAAAGGAGCGAACGCTTTGACTCTCGTACGTAGTGGCTACCCTCAGTCGGCACTGCGCCGACCGGTGCGTCATCAGCAAATTCAAGAACGTCGTAGAGTGTTGCTGGCTTCCCAGTGCGGGGGTCAGTAATGCCTGTTGATTCCTTAAACGTTGGAGTCCATGAGGCTGCCTCAGCGGCGTCCACTACACGGTCTGTTGGTGGCTCTATGTCAAGGAGTGGCCTCAGCCCGCTCCTCATTCCCCTAGTGGTGGCTTTCATAATTGCAGACATGTTGTCAGCCTCGTCGCGTAACACGTCAAGCAGCGACCGAGCGCCCTGCCCAATCGTCTTACGTAGGCCACCCTCACCAACAATCGCCTTCCAGCCGTGCTCTCGAATCTGGTCAATGAAGCTTTCTGCGGTGTTTTTTATCAGCTTCTCAGGAAATTCAGCGCTTGGAGAGGATAGAATAGCGCGTGCGGTTTTTACTATAGGCGCGTAGTTTTTTTGCCTTCCTGCCATCTCAGCCCACCACAGTGACCTGCCAGCCTCCGTGCCATCTAACGCCTCAGCCCGTGCTTCGCCCCTTACAGCGCCCTTCACTTCAGCGCCAGTAACGGCCTCACCGAATACCTGTCGGCCCAGACTTCTCCGCTGCGCGGCACGAATACCACGGAACCCGAGAAGGCCAGCGCCAATGCCGCCAACTAAACCATAGGCTCCGCCGCCAGCAATCTCAGCGCCAGTCTCAGCAGCAGTTCCAATAGCCGTCTCCGCTGCAAGCCGCTGCCCTACGTTCCCACCGCCAGCAATTGGCTGGACAACGCCTTTCACAATGCGACCGGCACGCTGCCCCTGAGAGGCAACTGAGCCGAGAGGCGTCGCGTACGTGCCGACTTTAGTAGCAACCCCGGCAGTCCGCGTAGCTGCACCTGCAGCCGCCGCCGCACGACCCGTCTGGGCTACTAGCCCAGCACCGGCTGGCCCACCCATCCCAGCCGTTAACAAGGTCATCGGCGCTGCGCCAACATCAAAGGCGAACCCCAGAACCTTGCCCACAGTCGGTATTTCTTCTAAGCCTTCACGTATATCAGTGCCGAGATCATCGGCCCCGACAAAGCCACCGACAGTATTTATAAATTCTTCACCACTAACAATGTTCTGGACGAATCCGCTACCCAGAATGTCGCCAGCAACTCCAGTTGCAGCACTGAGGAAGCCGCCGCCCCCTCCTAAGTCTGACGTAGCGCGTTGCCGCGACATGCTCGCAGCTCGCTCCCTGCTTCGCATTTGTTCTTGGCGTGCCCTGCGTTCTTCTTCTTCGAGCCTGCGACGTGTGCTGGCTGATAGTCCTGTAGGCGCAGTACGTGCTGCTTTTGGCAGTGTCGTGCGGCCAAGGGATGTTTCAGGGCGAACAGCAAATCCTGTCTGTAACGGGCCGTTAGCCACTAGAATCTCCTCCGGCCACGACGCTCGCCAGTACGGCCATACCGCCGTGCGACGGCAGTCTCAACGTCACCAAGCGAGACATTGCGTGAGGCCAAGCGGGTTCGGAACTCTTCGCGCTCGTCAGCCGTTAGCGCTGCGAGCTGGCCCGGAGTCTGTAAAGCAAAGCCAAATTGCATCGGATCTGGGCGTCTACCGGCTGCAACCTGCGAAACACGCGGCGTCGCGTACTTCCTAGACATACCGATAATTTCTGATTGCGAGATCGGGCCTTGCAACATTCGGATTATGCCGAAGCCACCGGCGCTGACGTTGCCAGCCCGGTTGCCAAATCCAGCAGGCCCGCCA